TCAAGGAGTGCTGGTGTGATGCAGCTCCGCCCCTACCAACAGCAACTCATCAACGACATCCGCTTGCAGTATCAGCTAGGACGCAAGTCAGTCCTAGCGGTGCTGCCGACCGGCGGCGGCAAGACGGTTTGCTTCAGCTACATCGCAGAGCAGGCAAGCCGCAAAGGCAACCGCGTGCTGGTGCTGGTGCACAGGCAAGAACTGCTGGATCAAGCCAGCCGCGCTATGCCAATGCCGCATGGCCGCATCAGCGCTGGCCGCAGCATGGATCTGAGTCATGCAGTGCAGGTTGCCAGCGTGCAAACCGTTGCCCGTCGGCTGCATCTGCTGCCACGTGATTTCTTTCAGCTCCTCGTGGTTGATGAGGCACACCACACCACGGCTGGCACATGGGCCAAGGTGGTTCAGCACTTTGCAGCCGCCAAGCTGCTGGGTGTGACAGCAACACCGATCCGCTCAGATGGGCGTGGACTAGGCGAGCACTATCAATCAATGGTGCAAGGGCCAACGGCGCAGCAGCTCACAGACGCAGGATTCCTTGCGGCTGCCAAGGTGCTGGCGCCGCCTGGCTTTGACTCAACCGGCCTGCGCAAGCGCATGGGTGACTTTGATCCGAAGCAAGCGGAGCAGCGCGTCGGCACGATCATGGGCGACTGCCTTGGTCACTACCGCAAGCACCTACCAGGCCAAACGGCGATTGCATTTTGCTGCTCCGTGGCGCACGCGGAGGCAGTGGCAGCACTCTTCCAGTCAGCAGGTATTGCCGCGGCCAGCATTGACGGCAGCATGGATACCGCACAACGCCGGCAGTTGCTCAGCGATCTGGGCACCGGCAAACTCAAGGTGCTCACCAGTTGCGCATTGATTGGTGAAGGCGTGGACGTGCCAAGCGTCGGCGGTTGCATCCTGCTGCGGCCAACGCAGTCGGTTGGCTTGCACCTGCAGATGATCGGCCGGTGTCTGCGGCCATCACCGGGCAAGGCCGCTGCAGTAGTGCTCGATCACGTCGTCAATACGCTCAGGATTGGCCACCACCTGGAGCCACGAGACTGGACCCTAGATGGCCTTAAAAAGCGCGACCGCGAGGCAGCGCCATCGGTCAAGGTGTGCCCGCAGTGCTTCGCCACTAGCGCCAGTGCGGTGCAGGTATGCCGCGAGTGCGGTCATGTGTTTGCACCAGAGCGCCGCGAGCTACAGCAGGTGGAGGGTGAGCTGGTGGAGATGGCTGCACGCCAGCGCAAACGCGAGCAAGGCAGCGCGCAAAGCCTCGACGACCTCCGCCAGCTGGCGCAGCAACGCGGCTACGAACGCGGCTGGGCCGAGCGGGTGTATCAGGCTAGGTTGGCTAAGCGGCATGGGCTATGACTGAGCATATTTTCTCTTGCGGCGGCGGTGTTCAATCCACTGCCTGCTTGGTGCTTGCGGCGCAAGATCGCATTCCGTATCGCACCTTTATCTTCGCCAATGTGGGTGACGAAGCGGAGTCACCAGATACCATTCACTACGTCGCCAAGGTTCTAAAGCCTTACGCGGCGCAGCATGGCATCCGCTGGGTTGATGTACAGCGCAAGCGCCGCAATGGCACGCCAGTGGACTTGTTTGAAGAGCTGCACCGTCCAATTAAATCCATCGACATTCCAGTGCGCATGAGCAATGGAGCGCCTGGCAACAGGAACTGCACGGTCGAGTTCAAAATCAAACCCATCGCCAAATGGATCAAAGCCAATGCACCTGGCTGCATTCTTGGCAAGGGCATCAGCACCGATGAGCCGCATCGTGCCACGCCGTCGCGTGAGTCTGATGGCTACACCAGCGCATACCCGCTGATTGAATTGGGGCTAAGCCGTAGCGATTGCCTGCGCCTTGTGCGTGAAGCAGGGTTGCCGCAACCGCCAAAGTCATCGTGCTGGTTCTGCCCGTACAAGACGACTGACCAGTGGATCACATTGCGGCGGCAGCGACCAGACTTGTTTGAGCGTGCGGTTCAACTAGAAAAAAGACTCAATGCCAAGCGTGACGCCATTGGGAAGGATCATGTATTTATGAGCGGTCGTTGCCGTCCGCTTGACACGGCCATCCCAGACCAGCTCGGTCTGTTCCCCGAATGGATCGACGAGCAAGATGGATGCGAGTCTGGCTATTGCATGACATGAGCGAGCAACGCATCCAGCAGGAGATACGCCTAGCGGTCAGCCACGGCGACACGAAGTTGTTCCGCAACAACACCGGCACGCTCAAGGACGCCAATGGCCGCCCGGTGCAGTTCGGCCTGTGCAAGGGCAGCGCTGATCTGATCGGCTGGAAGCGCGTCACCATTACGCCCGAGATGGTCGGCAGCACCGTGGCTGTCTTCCTATCTATTGAGGTGAAGACCGCAACAGGCAGGCTGCGGCCCGAGCAGCAGCAGTGGCTGGATGCGGTCCAGGCCGCTGGTGGCATTGCCGGCGTGGCGCGGTCGGTCAGCGATGCGGAGCAGATCATGGCTGCCGGGAGTTGACAGGGGTTGCACATGGTGTAGGATACGCACAAGCCGGACAACCGGCACCCCAAACCGAGAACCATGCTCACAACCGCACTGCTGATCATCTGGAAACTGCTGCTGCCACTGCTGGTAGTAGTCGCCGTGATCGACTGGCTAACCGCCTCAGATGATCGCCGCATCCGCGTACTGCGCCGCACTGGCCTGAGCCAGAAGCGCATTGCCGATCGCCTCAACCTGTCCACCTATCGCGTCCGTAAGGCGCTGATGGCATGAACAATCTCAACCGCCTCGCCGTGCTGGCAATCATCTTCGGTGTCTGGGCAATGGCCTATGACACCGGCCGCCAGCAGCCCGCCTACAGCCATCACGCCTGCCAAGAGCAACTCAAGCCATGACTGAAACAGACATCTACTGGACATTTGCCACCGCCTACCAGCACGGCGGTGGATTCTTCCAAGCCCTAGCCGCTGCTGGCCTCAAGGCTGACCCCGGCAACAAGCGCCGCCTACTGGACGCATTCCCCGAGCTGGTCTCCACTTACGGCACCGCCAGCCGTATGCACCGCCAACTGCGTAGTGGAGCAGCGGTATGACCAGCAATGCCGACTACCACGCCGACCCAGCCGTCAGCGCTTCGCACCTGCACGCAGTGGCCAAGTCGCCTTACCACTACTGGAGCCGCTACCTCGACCCCAAGCGCATTGCACCGGAGCCGACTGCTGCCATGCGGCTTGGATCACTGGTGCATTGCGCAGTGCTGGAGCCGGAGGAGTTGCTGCAGCGCTATGGCGTCTGCGGTCCGCGCAACACCAAGGCTGGCAAAGAGCAAGCAGAGCGCATGGCTGCTGATGGCATTGAAGCCGTCACTCAGTCCGATATGGCGCTAGCGCTCAGCATGGCTGCCAGCGTCCGCGTGCACCCTGCAGCAGCAGCATTGCTCGCCCATGGCAAGGCTGAGCAGTCTTTCTGGTGGGATGACGCTGCCACTGGGCTGCGGTGCAAATGCCGCCCCGACTGGTACGCCGGCGCGACGGTGGTTGACCTCAAGACCACCACAGACGCCAGCCTTGCCGGCTTCGCCCGTAGCGTGGCTACCTTCCGCTACCATGTGCAAGCGAGCCACTACCTAGCCGGCTTGCACGGTGCTGAGCGGTTTGTGTTCATTGCCGTTGAGAAGACTGCACCGTACGCGGTTGCGGTCTACGAGCTTGACGCCGCGGCCATGGCTGCTGGTGATGAGCTGCGGCAACGTGACATGCGCGTGATTGCCGATTGCCAAGCCACCAAGGAGTGGGCGGGTTACGGCGATCACTGCCAAACGCTCAGCCTGCCTTCATGGGCATTAACTGCCAACCCAACTATCACATCCGATGACTTCTAGCATCACGCTCTGGACACCAGAGCAAACGCAGCTGATCTCAACCACCATTGCGCCTGGCTGCAGCAATGACGAGTTGCGCCTGTTTGCTTACGCCTGCCAGCGCACTGGGCTAGATCCGTTCAGCAAGCAGATCTACGCCATCAAGCGTGGCGGCAAGATGACCATCCAGGCCGGCATTGACGGCTTGCGTGCCATTGCCGAGCGCACCGGGCAGCTTGACGGCAGCGAAACCTACTGGTGCGGTGACGACGGCGTATGGACTGACGTATGGCTTGGCAGCAAGCCACCTGCCGCGGCCAAGACCATCATCCATCGCAAGGGCAGCCAGCATCCATTTGTTGGCGTTGCACGCTTTGCTGACTACAACGCCGGCCAAGGCTTGTGGTCCAAGATGGGCGCCGCAATGATCGCCAAATGCTCTGAGGCATTGGCACTGCGTAAGGCGTTCCCTGCCGACATGTCCGGTGTCTACAGCACCGATGAGATGCAGCAGGCCGAGGTAGAGCCGGTGACCGTTACCGCTGCACCTGCGCTACCAGCAGGCGACGCCAAGCTGTTCCAAGCCGGCAAGGCTGCGATTGCCAAGGCCGACACACTGGCCAAGCTGCAGGAGGTCGTAGCGCGCATGGATAAGCGCAAGCCTGATCTCAGCGATGAGCAGAACGACGAGTTGCTGCGCCTTGCTGTAGAGCGCGAGGCGGTCCTATCCGACACGCCATCGGAGGATCCGTTTGCTGATGACTGAGCCATTCCTCACCACTGACGAACTGGCAGCACGTTGGGGATTGAAGCCAGCAGCCGTAAAAAACCAACGCGCACGTGGTATTGGTCCGGCTTACGTCACTGCACCACGCATTGGCCTACCAGCAGGCACGCCACGTGTTCGCTATCCCCTTGCACAAGTCTTGGCTTTTGAAGAAGCCAATGGCATCACACCACTGAACTGACATGAGCCTTTACGCAACTGGCATCGTTCGCATCATTACCGACCCGCAACTGCGTGCCTTTGAATCTGGCACCATGGTTGCTAACTTCGCTGGTGGCATCCAAGAGGGTAAAGACAAAGACGGCAACTGGATCAATAACGCAATCGACTGCGAGATCTGGGGCAAGTCCGCTGAGCTGATCGTTGATAAGCTCAAAAAGGGCGACAGCATTCTCGTAACTGGCGCCGTGCGCCGGCAAGAGTGGAACGACAAGGAAACTGGTGCCAAGCGCAGTAAGCATGTGCTCAGCATCCAGCGCTTTGAATTCATGCCACGCGGCGCAGCAACCACCAGCGAGGAGCCTGTGTTCTGATGAATCAAACCACACTTGACATTGCATTCAAGGAGTGGTGGGAGGCGTCCTACGGGCGCCCTCCCGGCACCCATGCAGTGATGACACACGTGGCATTTGCCGCGCATATTCTTGAACTCCTGGAGCTAATGCAAGATGATCAACCACAAAACTGAGCAGCGCCGTGATGACTACCTGCAGTGGCTGTACCAGCAAAGCGGCCGGACCTGCTGCACCTACACCGGTCTGTATCAACAACGCATTGCTGATCTGATCCGCCGCGATATGGCAGAGGCTTTAGGCGATGAGTGATCTCGTCAATCATCCGCCGCATTACAAGCACGGCGACATTGAGTGCATCCAAGCCATCAAGGCATCACTCGGTGATGATGGCTTCCGCGCTTACTGCAAAGGTAACGTCATCAAATACCTATGGCGTGCTGAGCACAAAGGCAATGCCGATCAGGATTACGGCAAAGCCGACTGGTACATGCGCAGGTTGCTGTTGCATGTAGATGAGTGATCCATTTAAGCGCGGCGAGGAAAACTACGCCGCGTTTCTCACAGAAGATCACGTACGCGAACTACGCCAGTTGCGTGTTGCTGGCAGCAGCTACAGACAACTGGCAGAACGCTACGGCATCAGCAAAGAACACGCATGGCGCATCTGCCAACGCATTGCATGGAGCTGGCTTGAATGACACAACAACATCCGATCACCCCACCGTCAGAGCTATTGCAGCTTTGGTTTGAGCAGCATGATGATTACAACAAAGGAATCAATGAACTATTAATTGAAGCCGCTCAATACGGTGCCGACCAAGAGCTGGAGGCGTGCTGTGAATTGACTAGGGACAACGATGGCTATGACGCTGCGCTAGCACTCCGCGCCGCCCGCCGCCCCAAGTCATCGAGCTTGAAGGAGCAGGCGCTGGAAGCACTACAAGCGCTGCAGCAGCGGACCACAGATCCCGGCATCATCGAACCACTTCGCCGCGCACTGGAGCAGCTCCCCGATTAGCCAAGCCCACTATTTACTCAACCAATGACCATCCTTTGCGACTACGAAATCAAAGCGCTGTGCACCGACGGCATGGTGCCAAACTACGACGAGGCATTGATCAATCCTGCCAGCCTTGACTTACGGCTTGGTGACACGATCATGATCGAGTCTGCTGAAAACCTGAACATGCGGCCGCTCAGCATTGCGGGACGCACGGCGGAAAATCCGTACGAGCTAAAGCCAGGGCAGTTTATCCTTGCGCAGACGATTGAGGTGTTCCACATGCCGGAGAACATTGCTGGTCTGTTCTTCCTCAAGTCAAGCCGCGCAAGGGAAGGCTACGAAAATCTGCACGCCGGTTACGCCGATCCGGGCTGGCACGGCAGCGTGCTGACATTGGAACTAAAGAACTCACGCCAGATCTTGCCGCTGCCGCTGTGGCCTGGATTAAAGATTGGTCAGATGGTTTTTTTCCACATGAGCCAGCAGCCGGTGACCAGCTACAGCGTGACTGGCCATTACAACTCAGATCTCACGACGACGGCCTCGAAGCAGTTCCTCAGCGGCATCTAGGTGCCACTGCTCTAGTCCAGTCCGCAACGCTGCCGATGCCTCCTGCACAAGCCAGTGGATTTGAGACCGCTGGCTTGCTTCTTGCTCGGCTAGCAGCAGCGCATATTCCAACAGTCCGCCCCAATCTGCTGCAGCATGTAACGCACGTAGCTGCGCGGCATTGGCAGCACCGTGGAATTGTGCTTCCATTGTATGTACTAACGGATTTTCCATGTCTGACGCTATTGGCGACTACTTGAACAGTATCGCGCGGTATCCACTTTTAACACCGCAACAAGAGATACAACTTGGCCGCCGAGTTTCAAAGTGGAGAGAATTAAAGGATCTTGAAAGACCTTTAACGACACAAGAACGCCGTGAACTACGCAGCGGTGAGCGCGCACAGCAAAAGTTCATGCAATCCAACCTGCAGCTTGTAGTGCATGTTGCACGCAAGTACAGCAGACGCAACACGCAAACGCTTGACATGCTGGACTTGATCCAGGAGGGCAACATCGGTCTTGCGCGCGCTGTTGAGCTGTTTGACTACAGCCGTGGATACAAATTCTCCACCTACGCCTACTGGTGGATTCGCCAATCCATTGGCCGCGCATTGATTCAATACGATCCAATCATCAGGCTGCCGCTTGGCGTGCATGAAATGCTGATCAAGCTGAACAAGACAGCACAGGCATTTGCGCAAGAGCACGGACGCACAGCAACCATGGCGGAGCTTGCCGCAGTGCTTGATGTGACTCCTAAGGTGATATCTGACACATTGCAGCAGTCGTATCGAGTCACAAGCCTTGATAAGCCTGCGCAAGATGAATCATCTAACATTCTTGACATCATTGCCGATAAAAGACAATACGACGTTGAATACGATTGGCAACTTGAAACAGTGCGCGATTATTGCGATAAGCATTTAGATGATCGCACTCGTGAAATCATCTACGCACGCAACAGTCGCAATCCAGTGCCATGGAATGACCTAGAAAAGCGCATGGGCCTATCGCGTGCACGCATGTGCGAAATACAAAGGCGCGGTATCAACCGCCTTCGTATGCTGATAGGTAATCCCCTGGCAGGTACACCTCTTGGGACCAACAATGCGGAAAGTCGGGAACGTCTGGAGGGTCTGCCTAGCGGGAATGTGTAAAGATCACCAGCAAGAATGGCAGGCTAGGGTGTTCTATCATCAGATGCTTGAATCCAGTGCAGCACAGCAAGCTCACGATCTAGTAGATAAGAATCCTGCTGACTGAACCATTGCTGCCATTCTTCGCTGCCCTTCTTTCGATTGCATGGCCTGCAAGCTGGCACAAGGTTAGTCGTCACAGTAGCGCCGCCTTTATGGCGCGGCTTGACGTGATCTAACGTGTCAGCTGCATCTCCGCAGTAAGCGCATTGATGCTGCCATGCCTCAAAGATTTGCTGCCTGAATCTATGTTTTGCACTGCGTTTTGGGATGAGGTTTGCGCCATCAATGCAGTGATCCACGCAGTGGCTTCAATAATCCCATCGTACCTTTGGCTTGCCGCGACGCATTCCTAAATGCACAAATCCTTTAGGCGCACCGTAGCCGAGCGAATACGGCCAGTTTGCATCGCACCACTCTTGCACGTGGTTGATGTTGACTTCACGGATGTAGAAATCAACCGCACCAACGTCAGGTGCGTCGTATAGGTGCTCGCTGCCACTGGAGCCACCTACCGCTGCATTGATGGCACGCGGGCGATAGCCGCTGGTAATGACCACAGGCTTGCCGCCAAACTTGACACGTGCACGCTCAAGGAATGCCGCTAGTTCTGCTGCCGTGTCAAGCTGGTATTGATGGTCAAAGCGCCGTGCTTCTTGAAATAGCGCAAACTCACCAAGCTGCACGTGCGGTGTGATGCGAGCTGTAAATGCACTATTGGGCGACAGCTTGGCTGGACCTTGCTGCTGCTCACCGGCCCATAACCGGCCCTCTGCGCGGCGACGACGCAGCAAACCTGCCTCTACAGCGCTGCCTGGGTTGCGATATAGCTCCATTGCTGCTGGCACTGCCTGCCAGTCTTTGCCGGCAAGGCATTTACTGATCGTCTCAAAACCAGTGCTGCCGTAGAAGCCGGCGCCCAGGTTATAGGCGAAGGAGATCAAAGCGCATTGCTTATTGCTCGTCATCTCATTCCAAAACGGCACGCCGTTGCGCAGTTTTACAGCAATGCGCTCCACTTCAAGTGCTAATAGCTGATCGGCATCAATTACGGTGATCTTGTCACCGCGTTGCACCTTGCGGCCATCTGGGTAGCGCGTAGTGCCATAGCCGATGGTTGCCACCTCCCATCCGTGCAGCGGATCTGGATAAGCGCTGAGGTGCACGCCCTCAAACTCTTTAATAAGCTTTATGGCTGACTCATAATTATGCAACCTGCCGCCAGCCTGCCAGGTCTTGTACCACGGCTGATCCCTATTAAAGACTTCAGGCGCAACTTTTAATAACTCAGCCTCTAATTCAGAGATGGCCGCCATTTGATGCGGCGTGCCGTGTTTGTAGTACTTAAACAGATCGCTCAGCTTGATCATCGCTTGACAAACGGAGTGATCACGCCAGCAAGGATCTCAATGGCCCTATACATCTTGACTGCTGCCTTGGCTGTAGCGCTAAGTGCCGCATTGTCTTTAGGCGTAGGAGTCAAGTTGACTACGATCAACGCAACGCCGTGGATGGCAACGACTAAAGCGATGTAATCAGCAAAACGATCCATGACTAGCGCGCCCGTGGCTGTGCTTCTAGCTTAGATACCCTTTGCTCAACCGTATTCAAGCGCGTAAACGTTTCCTTGCGATCTTCCTTTATATCGGTGTGGAGTACCTCAAGCTGCGTGGCGATGTGTTCTACTGCACTTGTGAGCCGTATTACGGCGTCGCGTGCTTCGTCGCTACGTCTGCTGAACCCCATCGCGCCCATAGCCGCCACGGAAATTGATGCGCCAGCGATGGCGGCTACAACTTCAATCATGGCGACAATAGCTACCTAATCAGATTAGCGTCCTTGACCCCGAAGGGCTTTTTTGCCGCGACGACGTGGGCGTGAGTGCTGTCCCATTCCCTGACTGGTTGTTTTAGGGCGACCGGCCTTGTGGTCAACTCGTCCCAGGGCGGTCTTGGATTTTACGGCCATGTGCTGATTGCGACCCGCTTCCAGGTATCGGTTGCGGTGCAAATGTAGATGTATGAGCTGTCCCAGGCAACTTCACCCGCAGTTCCTGTATCGGAGGCGGACGCTGGAGTATGCGTCGGCAGGATTGGGCGAACACCGAGCGTGATGTTGGCAGCAGTAATTGCCAGCTCAGTGGTTAACGTTCCAGCTGCAGAAACCTTGAGTTCGAGTTTGCCGTCTTCTGTGCCATCACTGGCATCAACGATGCTGCCGACAACCTGCGCGTAATCAATATCCTCGGGCGTTGCGTTGTCGTTCTTGCTGCGGAAATACAGCGAACTAATTACGTCGCCATCTTGACCGGCGGCACTGTTGCGATGGTGGTAAAGCGTAATGTCGCCAGCAGAAGCGGAATCGACGAGCCTGGATTCAATCTGTAGCGTCGTTCCAGCAAGTGTGCTGTAGGTAATGTGTACGGGATAAAGCGGCGTTGCTTCACCAATGCCTACCTTGTTGCCATACAGTCGAATGCGGCTAGCGGTAATTCCAGTGTCCGAAGACATCAGATCGAGGATGCCGTCCTCGGTGCCATTGGTGGCAACTTTGATGCCAGCAGTAATCTGCGCGTAGGCATGAGTATTGGCGGCAGAGTCTTTACCGCGAAACTCGATGTTGCCGAGGTTATCGTTGACAGCAGGGCTGACGCTATTGCGATACAACACCACATCAGGCGCGGTATCTAACCCGGAATCGGTATTTTCAATGATGACCTGATCGGTCGTGTCGTTGCTGAAAAGATGCAGTTGAGCAGCGGCTGTACCAGCGCCAAGTTGGAAACCAGCAGTGGTGAACTTGCCGGTAAAAGTGCTGTTGTTGCTAACCGCTACTTCATTGGCACCGCTGCGGTAAATGCCGCTAATTCCGGTATCTGCTGTAAAGGCAAGACTAGGTGCGCCAGCAGTGCCGGAAGGCAGGTTGCGGTTTAGTGTTTCGTATTTGATCTTTTTGTTTTTGTCGACGTTTGCCGCTTCGGAGCTGTCGATGATCGGCAGAAAATCATCAGCCGCCGGGGCTAGAAGTTCCGTTAGGTCTGTGATCTTACGGTCAGCCATCAGTCAAGACCAAAGAGTTCTTTAAGTTCCGCCACGGTCAACCCAGCAGCTTCCAGCTTCTGCTCAGTGGTGAGCACTGGGGCTGGTTCGGGTTCAGGGGCAGGCAAGGGGGTGTTGCCTTCGGAGAGCCACTGGAGATAGGCGGCGTAGTCGGTGTTGGCGGGGTCGGGTGGGATGTAAACGTTGTCGGCAAGGCGTAAAACGCAGTTGCCTTGGATTGACTGATACATGGTGGTACTCATGGTGGATTGAAAATCACAGCTCGGAACTGGCTTTTATTTTCCAACGTGCCACTTGGGAAGCGGTCCCGCCCGATGTTGTAATAAAGGCTACACCGCTGATTGTTGCACCAGATGATGCGCCAGAAACATCCGTGCCAGCGCTAACGTTTCGCACAGAATTACTTGCGCCTGTGACTGCGTTGACGATATCAATTGTTGGAACAGCTCGTTTTTCTACCTTAAATGATTGCCACCCTCTATCGTAAAGATCTGTACTGTTAAGCCATACCGAATCTCGGTCCTGAATTAGCTCGTAATACCTCTGACACAACGCCAACTCCTGCCCATAACTGCGCCTCTCGAACGGAGTAGCGACTGAGCCGGGTTCAAGTTGGACGCCGGTGATGTAGAAATCGTTAGCGGTTGAATCTAGCGCATTTACTTGGTTGCTGGTGCCAATGAAGTTTCCGGTTTGCCAAGCCCCGGAAGTTGTTTGAAATGTAGTTC